CCACGGCTGGATGCCTCGTTGACCAGAGCGATGCGAGAACGCACGAAGTCACTCTGATACGAACGGGCTTGCTTTTTGAGTTCCCAGAGAACCTTTAGGTATTCGTTCATACCGTTTCAGTCCAACGAGGGCTCAGTGGAGCCTCAGTGATTGGCCCACGGTTAACCCGAGGTGTGATCACTACTACTGGCGGGGCGAAGTTCTTGAAGCCATCTCGCTTGGTGTCCTCAATCACGCACTGGCGGATCTGCTTAGCGGCATCCTTGAGGAACACCGAGAAGACAGCATCAAGGCCCTTCTCAGATGCCTCCACGACTGCCTTGCAGGTCCCGAGGCGTTGCTTGCTGATACCTTCAGGATTTGCGAGAGCCTTCTTGGCCTCTTCGATGGCCTCAACAACTCCCTTTTCCTGCTCATCGCTGAATACAGTGCGGAAGGACAGAGTGATGCTCATGTTGAAACTACGGGACATAGGGACCTCCTTAGGTCAATGGCACTCGCGCCATGTGTCACCGATCTTGAAGTCGGTATCGAGACGGCAACGGAAATTGAATGATTCGCCTACCGAACGGATGGCGTCTTGAGAGACCTTTGCGACTAACTCAGCGATCTCAGGGGTTCTTGCAGCGATCTGAAGTTCATCGTGGACCCACGCCATAAAGCAGAAGTCACCGGGATTCCCTTCATCGTCATACCAGCCGTGATACAGGCCGTGTTCTTCCATGAGGACTCTCTCAACTTCCACCACCCACTTCTTGCAGATGATTGCCCCAGAGGACTGGAGCAGGAAGTTCAGGGCTGAGTGAGGTGACCGGACATGGATCTTTCGACCGTCCAGACCCTTCAACCAACGGCGCTTCCACTTGATGTCGAAACGCTTGGTCGCTTGGTTCCACTTCTGCTCGGTGATGAGCTGGTCCGCAATGGCACCTTGAAGGCCAGAGATGGCCGGGGTGTTCTCCATAAAGGACTTCTTGAGAGCCTTGCCTTCCTTCTTACCGCCTCCCACAAAGGCACCCACGAGTTCATCACCAGCGCCATAAAGGAACGCATAGATGAACGTCTTGGCTGTGCCACGTTGGGCCTCGTGTTCCTCGTTGTGCTTGTCACGGATGTCGAACTTGATGATCCCAGCGGCCTTGCCGTTCACCCAGTGGATGTCACCATTGAGGACCGTTTCGGCATACACGCCTTCGTCGAATGGAGCCCCATAGTGCCCCAGGCAGCGCAGCTCAAGGCCAGCCGCATCGGTGCCCACTTGACGGACGTTCTCCCAGCCCTTGCGTTTCTTCGCATGGATAGCGCCAAAGAGAGCACGGCAATGAGGCCCATAAGGGGAACTCGAAGACGGCACTTGGCCCATGTTCGGATAGCTGTGAGTTGCTCGACCAGTACCAGCACCATTCGGGTTGATGTTCCCGTGGACTGCTCCATCAGGCTTGACCATCTTCATCCATGCGTTGTCGCCTTCCGCCAACATCCCGAGTCTCTTTTGGATCATCAGGTATTCACGGATCAGCTCAATGCACTTCATCTTGTGAGGGTCATCGACCTTGATGTAACCAAGGGTCTCGTCATCGACAACAGGCGAACCGTTATCGGTGAACTCTATGGGCACCCATCCGGCATCTTTGAGAACCTTAATGAGGTGCGCTCGGGAGCCGGGGTTGAAGGTGATCTGTTCGATAGGCGTATAGGGGGCCCCAGCGAACGTCTCACGCTTGTCCCGTGTTCCGGTCTTGGTGAAGATGTCACCGACCTTCGGGTACTTGACTCGCGGGTAGCGCTCAAGAGGCTCGCCAGTGACCGGATGCCTGAATTGCTCAGTGCCACCCTTAGCGACCCACCAAGACCCGAAGGTCTCGATGAGTTCCACGAGCATGTCCATGCGCTTGCCAGCCAGCTCCGAGAAGAGACGCTCAGCCGCATCCATATCGAATGGGAAGCCATTGCGTTCCATCTGGGCCAGCGTCCAGGCCGCACCGTGTTCCATGCGAACCGCTTCGATGCCTTGACCATCACTGAAGTAGTGACCATCATCGAGAATCTTACGGAGCAACTTAGAGGTGACCCGAACGTCCTGCTCGCAGTAGTCCTCCATCGCTTGGGAACACTCAGCCCATTCAAGGCCGGGTGTATAGGTGATCCCTTCGTTGGTGCACATGACAATGAAGTCATGCTTGTACTCACCTTTCATCTCACCGAGGCGATAGCCCCAGGCTTCGAGGGCATGAGAACCAAACATCTTGCCAGGGAGAATCCCAGAGCGGAGTAGGCCAGCGTCACGGTCACGGATGTTGCTGTAGACCAGACGAGTTAGGACCAGAGTGTCAAGGATCTTCTTGCGAGGAATGTTCAAGCGCTTACCGAAGTAGAGACGCTTCAACTTGTCCAAGACAGGGATGTCGTACTTGATGAAGTTGTGCCCAACGATCAGACCGTCAGGCTTCGCAGCTTCCTCTTCGAGGGCCTTGATGTAGGCCCCAAAGGTGGACTCATCGTACCGGACGTATTGCCCAGTGAAGTAGTCTTGAATGGTCGCACAGTGGAACCGTGAGACGTCATCGAGAAGACCATTCGTTTCAATGTCAGAGATGAGCATGGTTGCCCTCCTATGGTTGGAAGGCAGCGCAACTCAATGGCAGCCAAACGGATTCAGTCAAGGCATACGGGCGCTTACGGAACTGGAAGCGGATGCTGTAGCCGGTGTAGACCGAAGTGCGCACATAGGCGATCTCATCGGCCTTGTAGTTGACGCCACGGAAGTGCACCTCACCATACTGGCGAAGTGGATGGGTCAACGGGATGTTCTCTGGACGCACCCGAAAGGTCTTCCCAACCATGCCTTCCACGAGGTGCCAATTAGGACCCTTCGTGTCGCTCGATTGGGCTTCCTTCATGGCTTCCATCTGGTTCTTCACGCCCTGTTCGATGCCAGTCTTGATGAGTGCCTCAAGGGCATCTTTAAGAGCGTCCTGAGGGTTCTCAGGGGCCACCCAGAGGTGAGGTGCATTCGATGGGGTTTCATAGCGATAGCCCAAAGAGGTCAGCACAGTTACAGCCTGTTCGCCTTTGAGCAGGTGAGCGCGGACTTCGGAATTGTCGAGCATGGTATTCCCTCCTTTCTGCATGGTTGGTTTGGTGGTGTGCAGAAACTAAAAAGCCCCCTTTCGGAGGCTCTTGGATTTATGCAATCCGGTTCGCGCTTAGCTGACCTTGGAGATGTCGCGGTGACGGAAGTCAGCATTGATGCGCTGGGAGATGGTCTCGGCGTAGGCCGCTTGGGTAGCCTTGAGAGCAGCAGCGAGATCCGCTTCGCGCTGGACCAACTTCTCGTGGCGCTTACGTTGAACACGGCCAGCCAGAGCGATCAGGAAAGTTACGAGGTCGAAATTCTTCATGGTTGGATCTCCTTTAAAAGTCGGGTTGTTCAGCTTGTGCAGCCCATGCCGCATCAGCTTCTTGTTGTCCTGCTTCATCTGGACGCCAGCCATGCGGCTTCGCGACCAATCGACCAGTACGTTTGTCGTATTCCATGTAGCCAGCGATCCCGGTCTCACCGGTAAAGCGGCACTTCAGGATTCGGAACAGGATCAGGTTGGGGTTTGCCCCTTGCTGGTTCCTTTCTACGGCGATGATCGTGTCACTCAGTTGACGGAGACCGCCTGAGCCACGCAGGTCTGTTGCCGATACTGGGCGACCTTCCTCGTGCGGCTTACCCTTGTCAGGGTTCTTCAAGTGACAGATCACAAACACAGCCACACCCTTGGCTTTCGCAAAGGACTTCAGCTTGGTCATCAGGCGGTCGATGGTCTTTCGCTCATCGTTGTCGCCATCCATTGCAGACACCACAATCGAGATGTGGTCGAGGACAATTACCTTGCAGCCCTCAGCGGCCACCATGTATGCCAACTTGGCTAACAGGCGATCCTCAGCGGCTTCCGCAAAGGCGTCATAAAGAAACAGCTTGTCGGACTCGAAGATCTCATCGAAGGCCGAATCAAACATTTCCTCAGTGGTCTCATCGGGGTTCTGACGGACACGAGAGCCCATGTGAAGCCCAACGATGTCCTGAACGGTTTCCTCAACGGCCTCTTCGAGCATGGCTACGCCACACGGAATGCCCTCGTTGTGGAACAGGTTGTAAACGTTCTGTCTGACGAATGTGGACTTGCCACTGCCAGAGCCTGACGTTACGAGGACCACTTCGCCCTCACGGAAGTCCTTGGTCATCTCTCGGAGTTCGAAAGGTGCCTCTAAGGGCATCGAAGGGACCAACTTCTTCTCCTTGATGCGGGCCTTGAGGGACTTCGCAGAGACCACACCATCGGGTACGAATGGCGAGGCGTTCCACATGGCATCCATGACGGCCTTGGAGTTCTTCTGTTGGACGCATTCGTTAGGGTCCTTGAAGGGAAGGACAGCAATCTTCACCTTGCCCGGTGGAAGAACCTCAGCGGCCTCCTGAGAGGCGAGTCGCCCAGGCTCATCCATGTCGAACATCAAGATTATTTCATCGAACTGATTGAAATATTCGTAGTTAGCGGCACAGGTTTTCTTCGCGGCCTTTGCGCCATGGCCTATTGAAACGACCGGGTACTTGCCACCTTGAAGCTGAGCAACAGTCAGGCAGTCAATCTCACCTTCAGTGACGACGATCTTGCGACCACTGCCCCAAAGCTGGCGCCCGAACAGTGCGTCCTTGTCGTGATCGCCAGTGGTGAAGAAGTCCTTCGATGCGTCACGGACCTTCTGGCTCGTCAAGTTGCCTTGAGCGTCATAGTAGTTCGCAACTTGCACCGGCTTGCCTTTGTGCTTGCCAACCCAATAACCGTATTGACGGCAGATGGACTCTTGCAAGAACCTCGATGGCAGGTCAGAGAAACGGCCTTGGGTCTCAGCGAATCCTAAGGTGCCCTCAGCGCGCTTCTTCTGGATGGTCTCACGTTGTTCGCCAGCTTCACCTCTTACATGGGTGTCACATGCAAAACAAAATGTATGGTTGTCAGAGAACAATGAGTTGGCATCAGATGATCCGCAGTTTTCACACGGTACATGACGGATGAATACGCTTTCGCTTTCTTCCTCCATTGGGTCCTCCTATGGCCTTGCAAACTCACCATGGAGTTCTTTGCGTGTACGGAATAGCCACGCAGCCACCTCAAGTAGGTCACCACGTTTGCCAGTTGATTTGCGATTGACCTTCACCTCGCCTTTCCAAAGACTCCTTGAGGAATCCCAATGGAGACCCTTGAGTCCGCTCGTATTGGCAGCACTCAGTTTCGAGTTGGCGATGTTCTGAGAGACTGTTGATAGCCTCAGGTTTTCAAGACGGTTGTCGTGAATATCACCGTTGATGTGGTCGATGTGATGTCCCTTAGGAATCGCACCGTGGGCTTTCGCCCAGACAAGACGGTGAACGTATTCAGTTCGACCATTACCCATCTGCCTCTTACGGTAATACTTAGGCGACGACATCTCGCACCTCAATCTCGTCCACATACCGACCATCGCGCATCGGTGCCTTATGGATCAGATCCAGCCACTTGGCTTCCATCTTCTCTTGACGGGAACCGCGTGCGTCCTCCCTTAATTGGACCAAGTTAGACCAATGCTTATCCCCCATGAACCGAATAGTTGACCCCTCGATCCCTCGTTGAATGCCAGAGATGAGGAACTGGTTCAGATTGTAATCAAACTTCTGAATGGCCTCAGTGACGCAATCAACCTCATAGAGGATCACGTCGATCTCACAACCTTCAATCTTCCAGACCCCTTGAAGGCGATCAGAGTCAGACCCGGTGTGATACTTGGGGAACTTGTGATAAACGTAACCACCTTCATCGAGCGCTCTGGAGACAGTTTCCGGGTCGGTGCCCGCGCAGATGATGTCGATGTCCTTTGGTTCGACCGAGAAGAAAAGATCTCGTGCACAGCCGCCAGCGATGATCGCTCCGATGCCATGCCCAATAAGATGCTCGCAAAGATCGAACCCGCCTTGCAATAAAGAGCGGTTCATATTGACCTCCATATGTCAAACATGATTAGTGCGAACCCTCAAAGAGAACCTAAGAGGGTGTGTCGCAACAGTGAGGGTTTTTACAGGCCGACCGAGTGAAGCCAGTCAGAGACCTTGAAGGAAGGACATGCCTTGCCTTTGAAGAGATCGTTGTGACCAACCACAGTGGCGTGCGGGTAGGCTCGCATCTGGGCGATCAACATCAGCTTGAGAGAGTTGAACTGCTCAGGCGTGAAGTTGTTCTCGGGTTTGCCTTTAGAGTCGATACCACCAGCGAGGCAGATGCCAATCGACCGGCTGTTGAATCCTTCAACGTGAGCGCCCACGACATCATGAGGTCGACCATCTTCTACAGTGCCATTGCGGCGAATGACGAAGTGGTAGCCGATATCGAGAAAGCCACGCTGTACATGCCACTGACGCACCTCCCGAACTCCAATGTCCATACCTGCCTTGGTGGCAGCACAGTGAACAACGATGAAGTCCGTCTGGGTTCGCTTCTTGAATTCTGCCTTAGGCATTACTTACCTCCTTTCGGAATGAGCATCCCCTCAGGGAACTCTTTGCGCGCCTCCTTGAGCCAACTTAATGGAATCAACTTGTCAGCGAATTGAACCCCATGCTTCCGGCACCAATCGGCGTAGGAAGTTGGAGAGCCCTTGTAGATCTTTGAGTTGCTGTTGGAGAAGACCAATCGAATGTCGGCCTCAGGGTATTGCTCACGAATCAGGATGTGCTTGCGCCGATCCTCAGTCTCGAAAATACCCTTCGTTTCCACGATGATCCCATTACGCAACACAAAGTCCGGGTGATACTTGGCCTCACGGGCCGGAACGAGATACTTGATGTGGAACATCTCGAAGTCGAAAGGGACTCCGAGCTTGTCCATATGTTTCGCGTTGCGATCCTCAAGGCCGGAACGGAAGGACCCTACTCGGGCACCTTTGGGACCGGCATAGGCCATGATCAGAAGTCCACGTTGTCATAAGACGAATCAGGTGGACCATCACGCTCAGGAGCTTGGCTATCCTGTTCCTTCCAATCGCCATCGCGATCATCTGGAGCTTCATAGCCGTCTTCTTCCTGACCGCCCCAATCGTCACCACCAGCGGCGAACTCGACCAGTTTGATCAGCATCACGCTATCGAGTTGCAGCTTCACCGAGGCACCAACAACAGCGCCGAAGGAGTAAGCGAACTGCGAGTAACGTACCTTCAATTCGGAACCACCAGAGATGGCCGGAACAGCGTCAATTCGCTTGCCCTTGGCATCCACGACCTTGAGAACGATCTCTTTGGTCTCTTTGGTCTTCGAGTCTTGATACGAGGCATAGCCCGAGAACTTGAAGGTCACGGTGCCATCGTCGTTCTCGAAGAACGGCAGGTCGCCCTCATAGGGTTCCAGCAGTTTCTTACCGCGCTGCAACTTGGCACGGGCCTCAGCCTCGCCACCGTTTGCCCATGCTTCCAAGATGGCCGCATAGTTTTCTTCGTGAGCCTTGACGATCCGGTTGATCATCGGTTGGGCGTCCTTCGAGGACATCGTAAGGTTGACCTTATAGACGCCACGGGGATTGCCGAAGCCCTTCTCAGGGTTGCCGTAGTCCGGCTTTTGGATCGAGCAGTAAGGCTCAGCCT